GACGCTCAAGTACCTCAAGGCGGTGTCCGAGATGGAGGCAACCGGCTCTGAGGAGGCGCTGAAAACCACCGTTAACACCGACCAGGGGCTCCCGTACCTTCCGGCCGGGGCCGAGGCGGAACGGCTCCCGGAGGAACTGAAAGACAGGGCCAGCGAAAGCCTCGGCGAGCGGGTGGTTCCCCCCGATGTCCGGTTCCTGGTCGCGACGGTGGACGTGCAGAAGACCCGATTCGAGGTTCAGGTACACGGCGTCCGCCCCCACGGGGATTTCGTGATCATCGACCGCTTCAAGATCAGGAAATCGGAACGGCTGGATGATGACGGCGACCCGCTGCCGCTCCAACCGTTCTACTACGTGGAGGACTGGCACCTCCTGACCGAGCGCGTTGTCAAGGCCGTCTACGATCTACAGGACGACCCCGGCAAGCGCCACATGAGGGTCCGTATGACGGCCATCGACACTGGCGGCGGCGAGAAGGCGACGGCCAACGCCTACGAGTATTGGAGGCAACTCCGTGGTCGCGGCGAAAACCACCACCGCCGCGTCCAGCTTCTCAAGGGCGGCAGCACCCCGAGTGCCCCGCTCACGAAGGTCGATTACCCTAACGCCGAGCGCAAGGACCGCCGCGCCAGCGCCCGCGGCGAGGTGCCCGTCCTCATGATCAACACCAACGCAGTCAAGGACATGGTAAACAACATGCTGGGCAGGACAGAGCCCGGTGGCGGGATGGTCATCTTCCCGGCGTGGCTCCCCGACTGGTGGTACACCGAACTCTGCGCGGAGACCAAGACCGCCAAGGGCTGGGTGAACCCGGGGAAAAGCCGGAACGAGGCGTGGGACCTTCTCTGCTACGCCGTCGCACTCTGCCACTCCAGCCGGGTGAGGATGCCCCACATCGACTGGTCCGACCCTCCATCTTGGGCCGCCGAGTGGGACAGCAACGACATGGTGGGGTCGGATGAAAACTTTCGGTTTGAATCTCAACCGAAAAGTGATATTGATCTGAAAAAGCTGGCAGAGACGCTGGGCTGAGGAGGCGAGATTGACCGACCAAGAGAAGCTGGACGACGCCAAGGCGCAGTACCACCTGCTCATGACGGGGCAACAGGCGCGCGTGTACGTGGACCAGAACGGTGAGCGCGTCGAGTACACCGCCGCGAATCGCTCGTCGCTGCTCGCCTATATCCAGCGGCTTGAGCAGAAGATCGCCGGCACGGATCGTCCGTCCGGCCCGATGCGGGTTATTGGCTGATGGCCGATCTGGACCAAGAAGCCCTCGACCTTCTCGGGCCGCCGCCTTCGGAGCTGGCTATGGGCGGCGCGTTCGACGCGGCTGACCGCCGCGAGAGGACGATGGCCTTGTGGCATCCGCCCCTGCAATCCGCGGACATGGATATTGTCCCCGAGAAAGACGACCTCGACGCCAGGACACGCGATGTCCTGCGGAACGACGCCTACATCCGTGGCGGCGCGACGATTCACAAGGACAACATCGTCGGGAGTCTCTACGCGCTCAACGCCAAGCCCCGGGGCAAATGGATGGGTCCAGCCTTCGACACCGCCTGGGAGGAGGAGTTCCAGGAGGAGGTCGAGGAGCGTTTCACGCACTGGGCTGAGAGCCCGGACAACTGGGTCGATGCGTCGCGCCACAACAGCCTCACGGAGTTGGTGCGGCTCGCGGTCGGTGTCCACACTGCCTCCGGCGAGGTCCTGGCCTCGGCCGAGTGGCTTCGCGACAATCTTCGCCCCTACAACACGGCGGTTCAGATGATTGACGCCGACCGCCTTTCAACGCCCCCGGACAGAATCCACGACCGGCGCGTGGTGGGCGGCGTCGAGAGCAACCTCCGGGGTGCACCAACCCACTACCACGTCCGCACGGCCCACCCCGCAGACTGGAGGCGCTTCGACAACTACCAGTGGCGCCGGGTCCCGGTTCGCAAACCGTGGGGCCGGCTCCAGATGATCCACATCTTCGAGCAGCAGCGCCCGGACCAGACCCGCGGCGTCGCCGAGATGGTCAGCGCGCTCAAGGAGATCAAGATCACGAAGCAGTTCCGTGACGTGACCCTCCAAAACGCAGTGGTCAACGCGACCTATGCGGCCGCGATTGAATCCGACCTCCCGAGCGTGGAGGCGTTCGCCCAGATCGGCGGCGTGGACGGGTCGAGTATCGCGGACGCGCAGCAGCAGTACCTCCAGCAGTATCTCACCCAGGTCGCGGATTACTCGGGCGGCGCGAAGAACCTGAAACTGGATGGCGTGAAGATTCCCCACCTGTTCCCTGGCACGAAGCTGAACATGATGCCGGCCGGCAAGGGTGGCCCCCTCGGGCAGGAGTTCGAGGCGTCCCTGTTGCGCTACATCGCTGCGTCCCTGGGCGTCAGCTACGAGCAGCTTGCGCGAGACTACACGAAGACCAACTATTCCAGCGCCCGTGCCGCGATGGCCGAGACGTGGAAGCGCATGGGTTCGATCAAGAGACAGGTGGCCGACAGGTTCGCTACCGCCATCTACCGGCTGTGGCTGGAGGAGGCGGTGAACAAGCGCGCTATAGCGTCTCTGCCCGCCGCCGCACGACAGCCCGGGTGGCTGTACCGGAATCAGAACTTCGACTTCCTCTCCCGGTGCGAGTGGATCGGCGCGTCGCGTGGCCAGATTGACGAACTCAAGGAGACCCAGGCCGCGGTCCTGCGACTCAAGTATAACCTCTCGACCGAGGAGGACGAGATTGCCCGGTTCGGCAAGGATTGGCGGCACGTCAAGCGGCAGCGCAAGCGCGAGAAGGACATGGATGACGAACTTGGACTCGCGCAGCCCGAGGATGACAACATGATGAACGCCGCGTCCGGTGACGTTCGTGAAAGCGGAGGCGCTGACAACGATGACGACTGAGATCGAACTGCCGCATGGCGACCTGCTCGTCGCGCCCGAGTTCCAGTCCTGGGCCGAGGCCAGCCTGGAGCGGCTGGCGTCGAGTGATTTCGCTCAGGATTTCACCCAAAAGGCGAATGATGCGCGTATGGCGAACAACGACGAGGACGATGAGTTCTGGTCCGAGTACGCCAACACTTTCATGGAGCGGTATCGCCCATACAAGGTGAAAAACGGCGTTCTGACGGTGCCGGTTCAGGGGATGCTTTTGAACAAGCTGCCCTTCGCGCTGGGCAGCTTCGCCACCGGCTACGAATACATCGAGAAGGCCGTCCAGCGCGGCGTGACCGACCCCGAGGTTACTGTGATCGTCCTGGACGTGAACTCACCCGGCGGCCTGGTCGCAGGCTGTTTCGACTGCGTGGATGTGATCTACGAGGCGCGCGGCGAGAAGCCGATCCTGGCTGTCGCCGACGAGTCTGCCTACTCCGCAGCCTACGCCATCGCGTCTGCCGCGGATTCGGTCAACGTGGTCCGCACGGGCGGAGTCGGAAGCATCGGCGTCATAACGGCTCACGTAGACTTCTCCAAGCGGCTCGAAGCCGAGGGGATCAAGGTCACGCTGATCTACGAGGGCGAACAGAAGGCCGACGGGCATCCGTCGAAGCCGCTTTCCGCCCGAGCCAAGAAGCGGATGCAGGCCCGAGCAGCCCACATATACGGAATTTTCGTGTCCACGGTGGCGCGGAATCGGGACTTGGATGAGCAGGAGGTGCGCGACACCGAGGCTGCGACGTTCATGGCCCAGGAAGCTGTCGAGATCGGTCTGGCGGATGCCGTCGGCCTTCTCGGCGAAATGTCGGCCGATGCCGATCCCTCCAACCAAGACGAGGAAGACGAGATGTCGAACAAGAACGACACTTCGGCGGTCGATCAGGCCGCCCACGAGACTGCCGTGGCGAACGCCAAGGCGGAAGGTCACGAAGCCGGCAAGGCCGAGGGCGCCCGCGAGGAACGCGAGCGCGTGGCCGCAATCATGGACAGCGGCGAGGCCGAGACGCGCCCGGCCGCTGCCCGCCACATCGCGCTCAACAGCGCCATGACCGCCGAGGAAGCGGAATCCTTCCTCAAGGGCCTGCCGGAGGAAGCCAAGGCCCCCGGCAACGGAACCGAGGACGCCGGCAACCCCGGGGAACCCTTCGACCGGGCGATGGGCAACACCCAGAACCCGAACCTCGGCGCGGAGAATCCCGGAGAGGAGGAGATGTCCACCCCGAATGACATCTTCGCCGCGGCGGGTTTCCCCCCGGTGAAATCGTAACCCTCTAGCCAACGGAGAGAAGAACAATGGCTATCACCCCCCAGGACGGCGGCCTCACGGCGGGCATCGCAGGCCAGTCGTCCGAGATCGTGAACCCGCCCGTCGATGAACTGATCACGGGCGACCTCCCGCAATACGGCGTTGACACCGACGAGGTTGTCCTCACCGGGCAGGACCTTCCGGCCCTCCAGGTTGTC